CGGCACGCGTCAACCATCAGCGACTCAGCAGCAGCGCGACCAGCCAGGGTCGCAGCCTCCGCGCTCACAGCTCGCCGTAAGCGACCAGCCGCACGCTACGAGAACGCGCAACCGTCACCGGAGTAACCAGCGCCAACTCATCAGCCGACGCGTACAGCGCGCCAGAGGCAACCGACGAATCCCGCTTGTACCGGTAGTCATCGACCGATTCCTCAGCCTTGCCGTCAGGGTTCTTCAACGCCCGCAACACCATGCTGCAAACCACGAACACGACAGCGTCGCTCGTGATCGCGCCGGCCTGCAAGTTCGCGTCCAACGCCGGACGCTGAACCGTAAGCAGCGCCCACGCGTCACCCAGAGCAGCCTGAGCAACAACATGCTCAGCGTCCGACAGGGGGCGCCAGCGGGCCTCAAGATCAGCAACAGTTGCCGGGTTAGCCATGACGCCCCCTCCTACCTACTTGCCGTTCTCAGGCGTCGGCTTCCCCGACGTCACACCCGCGAGGGTGTAGTGCTCGTTCGGGGTCTTGTCCGGCACAGAACCGAAGTAACCCTTCTCAGCCGCGTCGCTGAACCGGGCCTGAACCTCAGCCTGCCCAGCGTCGTCAGTAGCAGTCTTCTTGTCGTTCGTCGCCATAGCGCTTTTCTCCAATCAGTGGAACAACCTGCCCAGGCATCAGAACCGCCCAGGCAGCCTTTGTTGCGTTGGCTGGGCCATCACTGGCGGGGGTCAGATCCACCGTCACGTCGTAAGCGTTAACGACCGACTCACCGACACGCAGAAGGTCGCGCCCCCGCCAGACGATCATCAGGCCGCGGGGGAGCGCAGGACCGCGAACGGGTAACGCGACGCCTCGGTGCCCTGCTGGAAGTTGATCGGGTTGCTCACCGCGTAGCCGGCGCGGAACACCAGACGCAGAGCAACCATGTCCTGCTGAGGCAGGTTGTAGATAATCGCGCCAGCGTTGTCGGTGATGACACCCTCGGTGATGAGCTTGTACGTCATGTCCTGACGCACACCCACGACGAGGTTGCTGAAGTCACCCACGAGCAGCTCGGCCGCGTTCAGGCCGGTCGGCCACAGACCCGGCAGGCCGTACGAGGGGGTGGGGATGTCAGCCGGCAGCGCGAGGGACTGGCCATCGGTGCCGCGCACGCCACGCAGGCGGGCCTTCAGGGTGACGTTGCCCACGGCACCGTTCGGGACGTACCCGTCAGCCTCGAGGGTGCCGACGAGGTCGGACAGGTCGCCGTGCAGGCCACCGTGCGCGGCGTCGTTGGTGCCACGAGCAACAACGTTGCCGGCGGCGACAGCGCGACCAACAAGGTTGCCCTCGGTGACCCAGGTCGACGGGGCGTTCGCGCCGAAGATGACCGCGGCGTCGAGGACGCGAGCAATCGCGGCCTCCATGAGGGGCTGGATGGAACCCCACACGTCGAAGCCGGCGTCGTCGAGGACAGCCTCGGGGATCGGGACGATCGTCGCGATCTCCTCGATGTGCAGGTACTTGTTGTCCCACGCCGCCTCAGAGGTCTGCTTCAGGCCGGTGTCGCCGGACACGAAGTACGCAGTAGGCAGAGCGGACAGGACGGGGAACCGGGTCTGGTTCGACGCGACCTGGATGCGCTGGCCCAGCCCGAGGACGGACGAAGACGCCTCAAGGTTGGTGAGCATGGCCTGCGAAACCTGCTCGGGGACGCGAGCCGAAATGTCGGAGCGCGAAACAAGGGAGTTGTACGGCACGGTGACCTCCTACGGAGAATAAGTGGATGGCAGCGGGGCCAGTCGTGCCGGACTGGTGCTGCGGTTCACGCTCGGCCAGTGGCCTTGCGAATCAAGCCATTCATGCCCGCTGGTGCGGGCGCGGTCGTGCGGGCGCCACCATCAAACGAAGGGGTGCCCCCTGCGGGCGCAGGAACCAGCCGCTCCACGGCAGCCTTGATGGCCTTCGTGTCCGGCTCGCCGTCCTCACCCACGAAACGGGAGAGGTCGACCCACTCAAGGGCCGAAGCGGTGTCGAAGTCCGGGTTACGCCGGCCCGCGATCGCGTCGAACTCAGTCTTGGCGAGACGCTTACCGAAGTCAGACGCCGCAGCCGAACGGCCACGGGACTCAGCTTCAGCAACAGCCTTCTCAGACTCAGACATTGACGACGTGCGGACCTTCTCAAGCTCAGCCGCAGCAGCCTTCGCGTCGGTGCGGTACTTCGCGGCTTCCTTGCGGAGCTTCGCGACGTACTCAGCGTCGAACGTCTCAGGCGCCTGCTCGCTACCCGCCGGGGGCTGCTCTGCGGCTTCGGTCTGCTCGGTTGTGGCTTCCTCGGACATGCGCCCTCCTGGGGCCTAGTGCTTGGGTGTTGCATCACCGCCACCGGGGCGGGGAAGTGTTAGAGCGCCAACGCTGCAACGTCGCGGATGGAACCGCTGACGATGTAGCCGTTAGCTGCCAGTAGGCGTATCGCGTCCTCGCGTGAGGTCGCGTACTTGTAGATCGTTGCTGGTGTTGGGCGGGGGCCTGTGCGGCGAACCTTGTACTGCTTGATGTAGCCGCGCCGCCCGACCTTGGCCGCCGTCTCCTTGGCGATCTCGCCGCGCTGCTTGGCAAGTTCACGCTTCACGTAGGAGGCGTAACCGCGGCGGGTCGTGCCCTCGGTCGTCCACATGCCTTGCGCGCCGCGCCTAGCGTTGATTACCGCGATGGCGTCGGCGCCGTCCGAGATGGCCTGCTGCTCAGCCTTGGTAACACCAGTGACCTTGCCCTCTTTGATGAGGTCGTCAGGGGCCCAACCAAGCTCGCCAGTGTGCTCACGCGCCGGGATGTGGTAGCAGTCGCAACGCGGGTGGCGTTGGAAGCCCTGGTTGTAGCGGAACCACTTTCCCGACAGGATCGCGCACCTCGAGCAGCACGGCGGATTCACCATGCGAACCCACCCGATCTGCGGGCGAGCAGCGATAGCAACCCCAGCGGCTTCACGGCCAGCGTCAGCAACCATCGTGTGGACGACCATGTCCAACCACTTGCCGCCCTTGACAAGCGCGTCCTGCGGCGACGAGCCACCTGCAACACCCTGCTTGCTGCGGACCACCGCGCCGTCTAGAAGCGAGTCCAGTGGGCGCCCGTCAGAGGCAACGCCAGCGAATCCTTCCGGACGGACGTCGGCGACAGGGTCGACAGACTGCCCGAGTTCGTCGAGCGCCGCCGGCACCATCAGCGCACCGGCCCGAGCCGCACCAAGCTGTGCCGAAGCCGTTAGCAACGACACGCGCGGACGCAGTTGAGCCCAGGACGCGTCGAAGTTAGCCGGGTCCATCTTCGACCACTCGCGCCGGGTCAGCAGCAGCGCAGAAACCACACGCCGCTGCTGATCCCGGTACAGGTCAGCCGTTGCTTGCGGGAGCATTGCCGGGGTTCTGCAATTCGCGCGCGGCGATGACAATCGGGTCAGTTGCGCCAGCCGCCGCGTCCTGCTCCTCCATGCGAGCGATCTGCGACGCCGAGTAGCCGACGTCCTCACGAGCCTGCCGCAGCGTCGAAATCCCAGACTGCAACTTCTTCACGACAGCATCCGTCAGCTCGCCCTCAGTGCGGAACTCAGGGTTGCGCCAGATCGTCTCGAGCCCAGCCCCGCCAGCGTCGGGCAGGCCAGCGGCACGCCGTGCGATACGCACGGCCTCTTCGACGCCTTCAGCGTACGTCCGCTGACGCTGACGCACCTTCGACACCAGGCCAGACTGCGACGCCTTCAACGTGTCACCGTTGACGTTGTTCATCTCGCCCAGCAGGTACGTCGCAGGGGTCCGCGTCCGCGACGCGATGTCCTTGACGTCCTCACGCTTAGCGTTCGAGTACGGGTCAAGCGGCGCAGCGTCCCACTGGCCGAAGCGCGTCTCGGCAACCTCGGTCGTCACCACACGGTTACGACCAATGTCGATCGGCGGCAACGGGTTGCCCTGCGCGTCCTCCTCAGGCCAACCAGACATCCACTTTTGCGGGAACGCGCCGTAGTCCTGCGTTACGAGCCGGTCAGCGACCGTCTTGTTGATCCGGTCCTGCACGTCCGTCACATCGGCCAGCTCGGACACGCCACCGGACAGCATCCGCGGGTTGTTCGGCAGCTCGACCATCGACACCACGCCCAGTGGGTTGCGGCGCTGGCCGTTTGGCTGCTCCCCGCGCACCTCGCGCTCAGCCCACACAGGCCGCGTCTCGGTGCCACCAACGGGTCGGGGCGCCCGGTACTTCGCGATGTAACCAGGGAGTTGCAGCGTCGCGTGAATCTCGCCGGTCCAGTCGTCATCCCACACCTTCAGGGACGCCGCACGCTTGCGCCGGTTCGTGCCCGGCTCAAACTCCACGATCGCCTGCAGCGGGTGCTCGACCCACATCAGCGGGGTGCTCGCGTCGTCAGGGTTCGGCGCAATGAGCATGTACGACTGACCGCAGATTGCGGCCTCGAGCAATGCCTGGTCACTGTCAGAGTCGAGGTTGTTCGCCTGCCAGATACGCATCGTTTCCGCGTCGGCCTGCTCCTCATTCGCGCCCAGGCGGAAGCCCTCAATCTGCAACCGCTCAACCATCGCGTCAACGACGAGGCCCATGTAGTTCGACCGCGTCATCTGCAAAATGCGACGGAACTCCTGCCGCGCCTGCGGCGCCAACCACGGCAACGGGTGATCCCCACGGTAATACGCGTCGAAGAACTCAATCTCCTCACGACGGGCAGCAAGGCGCGCGTAAAGGCGGCTCACCCACCAGTCGGGAGACAACGGCTGTGCATCAGGCACGGCGCCCCCTTCGGGCTAGTAGGCAGACGCGCGACCAGACACGCGAGTAAGCGGCTTCCGAGACGACGCGCCCCAGTTATCCACACGAGCATCAGCAGCAGCCTCATGCGCCAACACAGACGCAACAGCCGCATCAATCTTCTGGTGATAAGCACCCATCGGCTTACCAATCACATACCGGTCACCGCTACGCGCGAACTTCCGCGCATTAGCAACATGCAACGCCGTAATCGGGCAAGCATCATGGGTGATCGCGCCAGTAGTGAGGTCCGTGACAAAACGCTCGAGCGCCGCGTGCATCTGCACGGACCGGTACGTCGCGAACTCAACCACGGTGTTCTCACCGAACTTCACAGCCCAGCCATCAACCTCAGACTGCCACCCAGGAGGGTCGCAATACATCCGCTGGACCTCGTGCTCAGCGAACACCTGCTCGATAGCGGCGTGAACCTCAAGCCGTGGAATGCGGCCACCCCACTCGGCAGGGTTCCAAATCGTCGGCCTCTTATCCGGCCCGTACGTCGGCGTGAACTGCCAACCATCGAACGACTCAGCCCGCAACGCCGTGAAGTCATCCGAGTCAGAACCATCAAACCCAAGACAAATCCTCACG